CCTCACCCCCGACGAGCAGAAGCCCGTCATCACCGCAGCCCTGCCCGCGATCGCCACCACCGACTGCCCCACCTGCGTCGTCAAGTGGCTCAAGCCCGCCCCCACCGAAGGAGACCCGAGATGACCCGCATCTACCTCGCGTCGAGCTGGCGCAACCAGGATGTGGAGGCTCTTGTCCTGCGTCGCGCTCGCCGCAGACCGTGCGGTTGCACGCATCGGCAGCGCTGGGCGCCCGGCTCGATAGGCTCGGGCGCATGCTCTGGGACTGCATCGCGGGCACCGCTCCCGACGTGACGCACGATCCGTTCGAGTGGTGGGCGTACATATGGATCCCGCTCCTGCTCGGCGCCGCAAACGCACTGTTCACGCTGCTCATCGGTGGAGCAACCGTGCTCGTATCGATCGTTGCCCTGGTCTCATCGGCCAGGGCAACGCGCCTCGCGCATGAAGTCGAGCAGCAGCGCCAGGCCGCGGCAAGCGAGCGCGAACGCGACGAACGCCGCCGCCAAGTCCAGGCCATGGCGGTTGAACAGGCGCAGGCGCTCACCTACTTGGCGCTGGTGGCGATGGAGAACCCCCACTGGAGATACCAGGAACCCAAGGTCGGCGAACCGCACGGGCCCGCGCTTGAGAAGAACGCCCGTGTGCTGATGCAACAGAGCCTCGTTCCCGGCGCAGAAGAACTGTTCAAAGTCACCGAATTCGAGCTCGACAACTTCTGGAGGCTCAAGCCCGACGCCATCTTCATGCCGGACCGCATCATGACTCACCCGACTGTCGGATTCGCGAAGAGCGCCATCATCAGCGAGGCAGTACCCGCAGTCCGCCGCGACCGGATCAACAAGCGAATCCGCCGCTGGGCACTCGACCCCGAGGAAGCAACCCCATCAATACGCGCCGAACTCGCCCAGATCGAGAACGACCCACGCGGCTTCATGGACTACCGGCGGGGCCTCGCGAACGCAGACCTCCCACCACTCGACGATCTCCCAACGCTGCCACACGAGACGGCCGAACGCCTGCGCATCTTGCGCGAGTACGGAGCCATCCCGCTGGCAGCAGACTCAGCGACACCCGACACGCAACACGCCGACGACTGACGCGCTCGCCGCGGCCAGGTGCCCGATTCGAAGTGCTACAGTGACGATCACGCGGTAGAAGTGTCTCTACCGCCATACGCCCCGAGGCCCAAGGCCCGGGGCGTTCGTCATGCCAGGACCACCGTGCCGCTTCCAAGAGCGCGCGGTGCACGCGGGCTCCGGGGGGATGTCAGCGTGCGGCCCCTCGGCCCGTCGTCGGGTCGGGCCGAGGGGCACCACTCGACGAGGAGGCTCGGCCATGCATCGACGCCGCGCGACTGCATCGCAGCAGATGGTTGCCTGCATTCACGGGAATAGCTGGCCCTCTGTGTGGGCGGCCGACGAGTGCGACTGCATCGACCCGGCCGAGGCTGCACAGCACCTGGTCTGAACCATGGGTGCCCTGCACCACACCCGCGAGTATCAGGCGTGCGTGCGCGAGCTCAAGGCCCGGGGCCGCTACCAGCAGTGCATCAGCTGCCCCAAGATCCTCGACGCCACCGTGAAGCGCGGCCACCCGCAGCACATGACGCTCGGCCACCACATCGACGTGGACGTGGCCCCCGAGCTGGCGTACGACCCGAACAACTACGGCCCGCAGTGCGAGCCCTGCAACGCAGCAGGCGGCGCCGCGATCACCAACGCAAAGCGCCGCGGCGCACGAGCCAACGACCTCACCGTCTCACCCGACTGGACGTGACCACATGGGAATCCACGATGACATCCTCCGCATTCGAGCCTCACTGCCCCACCTGGAGATCACCATGCGCGAGGGGCGCGCACAGCTGATCGAGGATGTGGCCGCGCGGTATGGCGTCACCCTGTACCCCGGCACCCGCCTGGACACGGTCGTCGTCAGCGCCAGCGATTACGAGTGGCTGATCGAATCAGTCGCACACGACCCGCGGCTCGACGCTGTGGGCCGCGGCTACTACGACGCCATGGGCGGCGCGGTCCGCGTCGTGCAAGTCCCCGACTGGACGTGTGACCCGACCGCAGTCGCAATGGCACGCCTCATCGCAGTGATGCGCAAGCCGTTCGTGCCCGTCGTGCGCTGGCTCGCGTCGATTCTTTAGCGACGGCGGTCGTCACCAGGACCCCGCCGTCTTCCATTTCTCTCTCTCCGACCGACGGAGGCCGATGTGACACCGCGGCCGAAACTGCCGGCGCACGGCACCGTGCAGCGCTACCGCGCCGAGCTGGCCGACCAGAAGGCCGGCAAGGGTAAGGGCCCCTGCGATCGCTGTCGAGCCGCGAACTCTGAGCGAGCGAAGACGGCGCGAGTCAACGCGGCCGCGAAAGCGCGACGCGCGCAGATGGTCATCGTCGAGCCGGTCACAGATTCCGGTCAGACCGAAGTGTCACAGCCGGCCGCCAAGAGCACCGCGGACCGGAAGCGGAAGATCGGCGTGATGGAGACCGCCGTGCAGGCCGACATCGACGAGATCGACGTCAGTCTGCAGGTGCCGTTTCACCGCTCGCTGACCGCGCTCGCGATCGAGCTCGCTCAGGAGATCGACGAGCCAGCCACCGCGGCTGCGGCCCGCCGCGACGCCCGCAAACAGCTCTTCGAGGTGCTCAGATCCCTGCGCACCCAGAAGGAGGGCGACGATGGCTCGGCGCTCAACGTCCTCCTCGAGCAAGCAGGATTCGGGGTTCCCCTCGTACCTCAAGGTTCCGCCAAGGTTCGGAACTCACCGCAACCCTGACAACCCGACCTACGGCGACCGGGTCGCCCTCACCGCGCAGCTGCTCGGCAAGCCGTTCCTGCCGCACCAGCGGTACATGGCAGACGTGCTCGGCGAGGTCGACCCGCGCACGGGGATCCGCATCTACCGATACGGGTTCGTCACCTTCATGCGCCAGGGCGGCAAGACCACGTTCGTGATCGGCTTCAAGTCGCACCGCGCGCTCGACTGCACGACACCCCAGGTGCTGCAGTTCGCCGCGCAGGACGGCATCGAGGCCAAGAAGAAATGGCTGCAGCACGCGAAGCTCATCAAGCGCTCCGCACTCGGCTCCCGCATCGTCCCCGGCTCGCCGATCACCTCGAACGGCAAGGAGATCTTCGAGTGGGACACCGGCTCCACTGAGGTGCCCCTCTCCGGCTCCGAGGGATCCGGCCACGGCGACAGCGTCAACCTCGGCCTCATCACCGAGGCATGGGCGCACAAGGACTCCCGGTACATCGACACGATCGAGCCGGCCATGAACACCGACCCGAGCGCGCAGCTGCTCATCGAGTCCACCGCCGGCACGTCGTCGTCGATCTACTGGAACGAGCAGATCCCCGAGCTGCGCGCCCGGATGGAAGCCGACCGCCGAGACCTCACCGCCTCGCGGATCGCGCTGTTCGACTGGTCATTCGCAGACGACGAGGACCCCGGCTCGCAGGACACATGGCGGCGTCGCATCCCTCACCTCGGCACGCCCCTGCTTCGCATCGAAGAGGTCGACACCGCCTGGCGGAACGCGACGACGCCCAAGAAAGTGCGGGCGTTCAAGCGCGGCTACGGCAACGTCGCGGACCTCGGCGCCGGCGACGCCACCCTCTTCGACGAGGAGTACTGGGAGGACACCGAGGTCGACGACATCATCGTCGGTCTGCGCGCCCTGACCTTCGACATCACGAACGATCGCTCGTGGGCGAGCATCGCGTGGGCCGGCCGCAACCGCGCCGGCGACATGCAGTCCGAGCTCATCAAGCACGAGCGCGCCCCGCACTGGCTCGTCGCCGAGGCGGGCGCCATCTTCGACCGCAACCCGAAGATGCGGCGCCGGATCTACTGCGTCCCCGGCGGGCAGGCGCCCACACTCGAAGACGCGTTCACGCGGGCCGACATCGAGCTCGTCGTGCTCAGCAAGGCCGACTACGCCGGCGCAGCAGGCGAGTACTTCGACGGCTGCGGAAACCGCGAGGAGTTCGCAGCTACCGAGGACCCGGCGCCCCGTGTGTTCCACACCGGCAAGAAGGGACAGTCGCCGCTGCACGTCGCGATCGCCGGCGCGGTGTGGACCAAGACCAACCCGTCCGTCTGGGACAGCGTCCGGTCGACGACGGTCATCTCACCGCTCGTCGCCTGCTCGATCGCCCCGTGGGCCTACCAGATCGAGCTTGAGGCTCAGCCCGTCGACGACCTGCTGCAGACGTTCGCCTGACCCGCTGGAGGCAACCATGACCGCGAAGACGATCGCCGTCCTCACCACGGCGCTCGAGCTGCTCGGCCTGGTGCTCATCGTCACCGGCATCTGGCTCGCGTTCGGGATCGCCGTCGCGGCGATCGCCGCTGGCGTGCTGCTCATCGGCGTCTCGTTCCTGCTCGCATCACGTGGAGGTCGCAAGTGAGCTTCCTGTTCCGTGAGCAGCGCGACGCTGACCTGTCCAGCCTGATCCCCAGCCGCGGCTGGCGGAAGTCGCGCACGACCAAGGGCGCGCTTGCACAGTCCGCCGGCTGGGCATGCATCCGCCTCCGCGGCGACCTCATCTCGACCCTCCCCGTCGACGCGTACCGCAAGACGTCGTTTGGGCAGGTCGAGGTCCCAAAGCCTCCGATCCTCGTCGAGCCGGGAGGGTCCGAGGTCGACATCGTCGAGTGGCTGTACTCGACACAGTCGGATCTCGACAGCGTCGGCAACACGGTCGGGCTGATCACCGAACGCGACGGCGTCAACCTTCCTCGTCGCATCGACCTGGTCGCGCAGGAGGACGTGCGCATCACCTCCGTCGCAGGCAAGGTGACGTACTACATCGCCGGCAAGAAGACCGAGCGCGAGCACCTCTGGCACGAGCGCCAGTTCACGGCGTCCGGCCTCGTCGTCGGTCTCTCTCCCGTGTTCTACGCCGCGCTCGCGCTGCAGCAGCATGCGGCCGCGCAGGAGTTCGCGGCCGCATGGTTCGGCGGCGGGCTCGTGCCGATCGGCCACCTGAAGTACTCCGAGGCGAAGGTGCCGACGAAAGAGGCCGAGGCGATCAAGCTGCGCCACAAGCTCTCGATCGAGAACGGCGACCCGATGGTCACCGGCAAGGACTGGGAGTACAAGCCGATCGAGGCGGCCCAGGCGCAGGCGAACTTCATCGCGGCGATGCAGTTCAGCGACGTCGAGATGTGCCGCTACTTCGGAGTCCCCGGCGACCTCATCGACGCCAACGTGTCTGGCGCGTCGATTACCTACGCGAACATCACGCAGCGCAACCTGCAGCTGCTCGTCATGAACCTCGGCCCCGCGATCAAGCGACGCGAGGCGGCGCTGTCCAGGCTGCTGCCGGCACCCCGGTTCGTGAAGCTCAACAGCGATGCGCTGCTCCGCATGGATCCCGAGACCGTCTCGCGGATGCTCGGCCAGCAGATCCGCGACCGGCTCGCCGCACCGTCCGAGGCGCGCGAGCTCCTCAACCGCGCCCCGTACACCGACGAGCAGCTCGCCGAGTTCCAGGCGCTCTTCCCCGCCCAGTACCCGAACCAGTCCCAGCCGACCGACCGCGCCGGCTACACGATCGGAGTCGACGCATGAAGACCACCGCCACCATGGAAGCCGACGTCGCCGGCCGCCGCGCCGCGTGCAGCGGAACCCCGCGCGCCATCCCCTCGTCGGAACTGCGCAGCGAAGCGTTCGCCGCGCAGCTGCGCTCCAGCGTCGTCGAGCAGAACGGCAAGGAGTTCGTCCAGCTCGAGGGCGTCGCCTCCGTCGTCGACACCTGGTACGAGATGTATGACTTCTGGGGGCCCTACTCGGAGAAGGTGGCACGCGGTGCGTTCGACAAGACGCTCGCGGCCATGCCCGACGTCGCATTCCTCCTCAACCACCGCGGCATGACCATGGCGCGCACCAAGGTCTCCCGCACGCTCACGCTCTGGACTGACGACGCGGGCAGCCTCGCAATGCGGGCCCTGCTCAACGCGCAGCGCCAGGACGTGCAGGACCTCCGCCACGCCGTCGACGACGGCGACGTCGACCAGATGTCGTTCGCGTTCCGCATCACCGACGGCGCCTGGAACATGGACTTCACCGAGTTCACCATCACCGAGGTCGACCTCGACCGCGGCGACGTCTCGGCCGTCAACTACGGCGCGAACCCGTACACGTCCATCAGCGCCCGCAGCAAGCAGGCGCTCGCATCCGTCGATGACCTGCCCGTCCCCGTCCTGCGCGCGCTCGTTGCCCGCGGCCAGGAACGCCTGAGCGGCGCCGAGGTCGACCAGACGATCGACACCACCATCGACGAGTCGACGCAGCGCTCCGCGGCATCCCTCGCGCTCTCCGCAGCGCTCGCGCGCGACGAGCTCCGCGCAGCGCTCGCCTGAACTTCCGTGGCCGTCCGGCCACGGATTCACCGCGCACGCATTCGGCCCATGCAGATGACGGACGGCCGACGCCAGATGAGCGACGCACCGCGCACCCCATGAATCCCAAACATTGGAGAACTCATGTTTGAACAGCTCATCGCGCGGCTCAACGCGCAGCGAGCAGCCCACACCGCCCAGATCGAGGCGCTCCGCACCGAGGGCACCACGCTCGCGGCTCGCGAGGCGATGACCGACGAAGAGCAGACCCGCTCGCTCGCGATCGTCGCCGAGCTCGCCGAAGCGCGCGCCGCGCTCACCGCGGTCGACACCCAGCTCGCCGCCGTGCGCGCCGAGCAGGAGGCCGACCAGCGCTCCACCGAGCAGGCGCAGGAGCGGCACTCCACCGCCGCCGACGCGCCGGCCGCGCGGGTCGGCGCCGAACCTCGCACGTACGCGCGTGAGACGGACCGCCGCGGCGTCCAGTTCGCCCGCGACGTCGCCGCGCAGTTCCTGCGCAACGACGCCGGTGCGAACGAGCGCCTCGCTCGCCACATGAACGAGGAGCGTGTCGAGCGTGAGCGCGCCGGCCACCCGCTCGTCGAGCGCGCCGGAGGCACGGCGAACTTCTCCGGCCTCGTCGTCCCGCAGTACCTGGTCGACGAGTTCGCGCCGCTCGCCCGCGCCGGCCGTCCGTTCGCGGACGCCTGCCGCCACCACGACCTGCCGGAGACCGGCATGACCGTGAACATCGGCAAGGTCACGACCGGTTCGACCGTCGACGACCAGGCCGCCGAGCACGCGGCCGCGTCGGAGACGGACGTCGACGACACGCTGCTCACGATCAACGTCGCGACCGCCTCGGGTGCGCAGACGATCTCGCGGCAGGCCGTCGAGCGCGGCGTCGGCGTCGAGGACACCATCGTCCAGGACCTCTTCGGGGCGTTCGCGATGAACCTCGACTCGAAGGTCCTCAACAAGGCGACGATCGGTCTGACGAACGACGCCACGGCTATCACCTACACCTCGGCCTCTCCCACCGCCACCGAGCTTTACCCGAAGCTCATCGGCGGCGCGGCCGCGGTCGAAGCGGCGCTGCTGAACGTCATGCTCGGCGACACCATCGCCGTCATGCACTCGCGTCGCTGGTACTGGCTGCAGACGCAGCTGTCGGCCACCTGGCCGCTGTTCGGTCAGCCCGGCGTCGCCGCGCAGCTCGCCGGCGAGAACTTCGGAGAGCGGTACGGCGCGGGCTTCCGCGGCGTCCTGCCCAACGGCACGCCGGTCATCGTCGACAACAACATCGCGACGAACCTCGGCGCGGGCACCAACCAGGACGAGATCTACTTCGGCGCCCAGTCGGAGAACCACCTCTGGGAGGACCCGAACGCTCCGGTGCTCATCAAGGCCGAGCAGTCGCAGGCCAAGAAGCTCGACATCGACCTGGTCGTGTACGGCTACTACGCCTACACCGCGACGCGTCGCGCGCACGCCCAGAAGATCGCCGGCACCGGTCTGGTCGCACCGACGTTCTGATCGTGAACGACGGGGGCGGGCGCATGCCCGCTCCCGTCTCCACGTCCCCAATCCCCGACAGAGGAGACACCGATGGCAGAGAACAAGAAGCCGGCTGAGTTCGCCGGCGAGCAGCGGAAGCAGTACCTCGCCGCGCTCAAGGACGAGCTCGAAGGCTACAAGCGCTCCGGCAACAAGGAGCGCCAGGACGACGTGCTTGCGGAGATCAAGCGTGTCACCACCAGCCGCGGCCCGGCGCAGTCCGCGTCGAAGCCCACCGCGCAGGCGTGAGAGGAGACGGTATGCCCATCGACATCGGCACGCTCGCCACGGTGCAGCTGGCCCGCGAGAGTGGGCATACCGTCACCCTCACCATCACCAACCCCGACGGCACCACCGCAACCCCCACCACCACGGAGATCTCCGGCGTCTACTCGGCCGAGGTCGCATGCACGCTCCCCGGCCGGTACGTGCTCAGCTGGCTCGACACCACCGACACGTTCACGTACGTCGACACGCTCGAGGTGTGGCCGGCGGACCCGCGGTTCCTCATCAGCCTCAACGACGCCATGGAATCGCTCCAGTGGACGAACGCGCAGCGTGTCGAAGACGGGCCCAAGCTGCGCCTCTACGTCGCCGCCGCGACCGACGTCATCGAAGACATCACCGGCGCAGTCCTCGCGCGCACCGTCGAGCAGCACGCCGACGGCGGCCGCACCGGCGTCCTGCTCTGGGAACGCCCCGCCGAGATCATCAGCGTCACCGTCAACGGCACGCCCACCGAGAGCTACATCCCGAACCTCAACGCCGCGATCGTCTACTCGAAGCCCGACGGATCCCGCTTCGCCCAAGGACGACAGAACATCGTCATCACCTACCGCGTCGGCGGCGAGAAGGTGAGCCCGTCCATCCAGCTCGGCACGCGCGAGCTCGTACGCCACCTGTGGCAGGTCGGGCAGCAGGCGCTCCGCGGCGACGGCGCCGAGCAGATCAACCTGGACCCCCGGCAGATGAGCTTCACCCGCACCGGGTTCGCCGTCCCCAACCGGGTCATCGAGCTCATCGGCAACCAGCACGCACTCCCAGGGATCGCCTGATGACCGGCACCGCACTCACCATCGTCGCGTTCCAGTTCAAGCAGGCGCTCTACAACGCCGCGCTCACCCTCTGGCCGCAACAGTCCAGCGAGTTCGGAGTGTGCTGGGGTCGCGTCGGAGCGAACATCCCCAACCAGTGGGTCGAGTTCCACGGCTCCGACAACGCGGACGAGTTCGCCACCATGAGCACCAACCGCACCGCCGAAGAGACCCTCCACCTCGAAACCCACTGGTACGTGCAGCGATGGGGCAAGCCCGAGCACGCCGGCCCCGAGGCCGAGAAGTACATGTTCGACCGCCTCGGCGAACTCGAACGGTACACACGCGTCACCAACACGACGCTCACCGGCCTCGTCGACGGGTTCACCGTCCGGCACTGCCGGCTCACCACCTACTCCACCCTCGACGCCGAGATGACCAAGAACAACCAGTCCGGTCGCCTCGCCGCCGCCGGCGCCATCTTCGAAGCCAAAGTCCGCATCACGAACTGAGGAGCACACAGTGAAGACGCTCATCCACCGCTCGCCCCTCGGCGGGCTGGAGATCCCCACCGTCCTCGGCATCGTCCCCGCGGGCACCCCGTTCACCGTCGACGACGACATCGCCGACAGCCTCCTCGAACAGCACGAGCTCTACCAGCTCGTCACGCTCAAGGAGCTCAAGGCGATCGCCACCGACCGCGGCATCAACATCACCGGCCTCAAGACGGCCGCCGACATCACCGCGGCGCTCGCCGCGGCCGACGCCGAGGAGGCGCAGCTGTGACGATCCAGGCGGACTGCTCGATTGGCTTCAAGAAGGAGACGACCTACGGCACCGCCGTCACGGTCGACCGCTTCCTGGAGTTCACGAGCGAGACGCTCGATTTCGAGCGTGAGTACTACCAGGGCGAGGGCATGCGCCCCGGATCCCGCGCGCCGCGCTCCGGCCGCCGCATCCTCGTCAAGGACGGCGGATCCGGCGACATCGAGCTCGAGGTTCCCTCCAAGGGACTGGGCACGTTCCTCGAGGCGCTCCTCGGCGTCGGCGTCTCCACGCTCGTGAGCGCCGGTCTCTACCAGCAGGTGTTCACGCTCATCAAGCAGGACTTCCTGCCGTCGCTCACCATCCAGAAGGGCATCCCCCGACTGGGTGCCAACGTCGTCGACCCGTACACCTTCAAGGGCGCGGTCGCGACGAGCTTCGAACTCTCGATGAGCAACGCCGAGGTCCTCAAGCTGAAGAGCTCGTGGCACGCCCGCGAGGTCGTCGCCGACGGCTCGATCGCCTACGCCACACCCTCGTACCCGAGCCCTCTCGACCTGTTCTCGTTCGTCGGCGCGTCGATCACCGCCGGCGGCGCCGTCACCCCACCGACTGCGACAGCGCTCGCGACGGGCGGCACGCCGGTCGCGGACGTGCAGGACTTCTCGCTCAGCGTCGATCAGAAGCTCGACGAGAACGGATGGAACCTGGGCGGCGGCGGCAAGCGGTCGCGTCGCGGTGCGGTCGGCCTCGCCGAGGTGACAGGCAAGCTGACCGCCGAGTACGACGCGGTCGTGTTCCGTGACGCTGTCGCGAGCCAGACGCCGATGGCGCTCACCGCCACGTTCCAGGCGTCGGCCGCGGCCGACATCGTCGCCGGCCAGAAGCCGACGCTGCAGATCGTGTGCCCCGACATCCGCTTCGACGGCGAGCTGCCGAAGTCCAACGGCGGCGACGTGATCACCCAGTCGCTCGACTTCACCGCGTTCGACAACCTCGTCGCCGCCGAGCCGCTCTACATCGTCGTCCGCACCGGCGACTCGGCGCTCTGATGGCCGGGGGCGTCGAATTCGACATCGACGCCCCCGACCTGCGAACACTGCTGCAGGCGCTGCGCGAGGTCGAACCCAAGCTCGCGACCGCACTGCGCCGTGAGCTCCGCCGCGCCGGCGACGTCATCATCGCCGACCAGCGCGACATCCTCGCCGGACCGAAGCCGGGCAGCATCGCCGTCACCGGCAAGAGGTGGCGGCTCGTGCGACCCAAGAACGGCGGAACCCCCTACCTCGCCCGCCGCAACGTGTACGAGGAAGGCGAGTCCCGCGAGGGTGGCGTCTCCAACCTGCGCGACCAGATCTCGCGCGGACTCAAGACCCGCGTCGTCGCCGGCAAGACCCGCCAGTCCGTGCAGGTCCGCACCACGGGCCCGAACGCGGACGGCTACAACATGGCGCTCGTCTGGAACAAGCGCCTCTTCCGACACCCCGTGTTCGGACACGCCGGCAGCACCTTCGTCTACCAGCAGGGGCAGCCGTACTTCTTCGCACCTATCCAGAAGAACCAAGCCGAAGTGCGCGACCGCATCGCGGCCGCCGCGGACGACGCGATCAGGAGCATCACCCGATGAAAGTCAGAATCAACGGCCGCGAGCTGCGCGTCGTGAAGTCCACCCGAGTCCTCGTCGAGTGGCAGAACCAGTCGGGCAAGCCGCTCAAGTGGCTCGCCTCAGACGAGGGCCAGGTCTACTCGCTGGCGTACATGGCGTTCTGCGCCCTGCAGAACGCCGGGTTCGAGCCCAAGTGGGATGAGCTCCTCGACGTCGACACCGAGGAGTGGGAGTTCATCAAGGAGCCCAAGGACAAGATCGCCGAGGAGTCGGCGCCGGTCCCTCCCAACTCCCTCGCGGGTTCCGGGGCGGGCGGCGAGGGATCCACGGCAGCGACGGCCTCGCCCGCGTCCAAGCCTTCGAGGCGGCCGAGGGCTGGGTCGACGAGCAAGTAGCACGCAGGCTCGCCGGGATCGCGCACGTGTTCCCCGGCTACACCTACCCGGTCATCCTCGACCTCCCGTACGACCAGTGGCTGCTGCTCGCGTTCGCCTACGACGAGTACGTCGCCGAGACGAAGCGGATCCGCGCGAGCAGGGGCCGCGGCCGCAGGAGGTGACCACGTGGCATCCACCCGCGACATCGTCTACAACCTCATCGGCAACAGCACCTCGGCAGTCGACGCGTTCGACAAGGTCGGTGACGCAGCATCCCGCCAGAAGGCGAAGATGGACGGCCTCAAAGCCGGCGTCACCGTCGCCTCCGCAGCCATCGTCGCCGGCGTCACCAAGTTCGCCACCGACAGCGTCGCCGCCTACACCGAAGCCGAACAGTCGCAGGCACAGCTCGAAGCCGCCTACGAGAAGTTCCCCGCGATCTCGTCCGTCTCGATCGACGCGATGCGCGGACTCAACACCGAGGTCCAGCGCAAGACCGGATTCGACGACGACGCGCTCGCGGCCTCTCAGGCGACGCTCGCGCAGTTCGGGCTGACCGGGGACCAGATCCAGCAGCTGACGCCGCTGATGGCCGACTACGCGGCGAAGACCGGCAAGGATCTGTCGACCGCTGCGGAGGACATGGGCAAGGCCGTGATGGGCCAGGGGCGGGCGCTCAAGCAGGTCGGCGTCGACTTCTCCGACACCGGATCCGCGGCGGGCAACTTCGATCAGATCATGGCCGGCCTCGACGGCACCGTCGGCGGCTTCGCGTCGACCATGGGTGACACCGCGGCTGGCAAGGCGAAGATCCTCGAGCAGAACTTCGGTGACATCCAGGAGACCGTCGGCGAGATGCTGGTGCCGGCGCTCACCACGCTCACCGACATCGGCTCGCAGGTGACAGCCTGGCTCGCCGACAACCCGTCCGTGATCCAGGCGGTCGCGATCGCGGTCGGCGTGCTGACGCTCGCGATCATCGCGGCCAACATCGCCATGTGGGCGATGAGCGCGAACCCGATCGTGCTGCTGATCACAGCGATCGTCATCGCCGTCGGCTTGCTGATCGCCGGCATCTGGCTCCTGGTCGCCAACTGGAACCAGGTCGTCGCATGGATCACCACCGTCTGGACCGGATTCACTACCTGGCTGACAACGGTGATCACCGGGTTCGTCACCTGGTGGAACTCGATGTGGGCCACGGTCGGTCAGGTCATCGCCGACATCTGGCAGAACTGGATCGTCGGTCCGATCGTCGCCGCCTGGACGTGGATCCAGAACATGATCGCGGTCGGGCTCTTCCTGATCCAGTCCACCTGGGACAGCATCTGGCAGGGCCTCGGCAACACCGTGCGCAACATCTGGAACGGGATCCTCAGCTGGGTCGAGGGCGGCGTGAACGGGGCCATCGACCTCATCAACGGGATGACCGGTGGGATCCGTGACGTGCTCGGC